CCGAACAACGCTCGCCAGTATGATGTCTTTGAGAAGACCGCCATTATCCCCATTACTGGACCAATTACTAAGGGCGAGTCGAAATTTGGCGGGGCAAACACCCTGTCCATCCGCCGTGATGTGCGGGCTGCGGTCAGAGATAATTCCGTCGAGAATATCTTACTGCGGATTGATTCTCCTGGTGGACATGTGGCAGGGATTCAAGAGCTGGCCGATGACATTGCGACAGCGAAGCGGGTGAAGCCGGTACATGCCCACATTGATGACATGGGTGCGAGTGCCGCCTATTGGGCGGCAAGTCAGGCGACTTCTATTTCTGCCAATGCGACAGGGCAAGTGGGAAGTATAGGGACGATGATCGTGGTGACCGATACCAGTAAGCAATTTGAGCGCATTGGCCTTGAGGCGCATGTGATTGCGACTGGAGAGTTTAAGGGGCTCGGCGTTCCTGGGACCAAGCTTACCAAGGAAGGAAAAGCATACTTACAGACGATGGTGGATGGGATTAACACCCATTTCTTATCGAGTGTCCTTCGAGGACGGAGATTGCTTGCGCCATCGAAATTAGCGCAAGTAGCTGATGGGCGGACCTTCCTCGCTGCGGATGCTATGGCGCATGGCCTTATAGACAGAGTAGAGTCTTTTGATTCCGCCCTACTTAATATGCGCCACAATTCAACCATACCGACTGCAACAACTGGTGTCCATGAGTGGCTTGCGAGACACTCCATCGCCTGAAAGGATATTCCATGGCCGAGCTTGAGCATGATATTGACACCCTTCGGAAACGCCGCGCTGACTTGTTAGCGAAGACGCGAGAGACTGCGGCAGCCGTTGAGGAACAACATCGCTTTATGACGGATGAAGAGACTCTGGAAATTCAACGCGCCATGGCTGAAGTGCCAGAGATCGAAGCTGAGATTGAACGCTTGGAGCGGGAACGCCAGCACCAGGCTGTGAGTTCGTGGCTGACGGATACTGAGCAACGTGTCGAAGAGAACGTGCGGCCTAAAACGCAGCAGTTTGGGCAAATCTCTCGTATCCAGGGGATTCGTGAGCGCGTGTTGCTTGATCCGATGCGTGGCTTTAAGAACTATGGCGACTTTACTGATGCCGTGGCGCGGGCGTCCTATGAAGGACAGATTGACGAACGTTTCTTTCGGTACGAAGCCGCTATGACCATTGGCAGTCTTGCGGATGGTGGGGCCTTGATGCCTCCCGAGTTTTCTACCCAGGTCTATAACGCCATGAATCAGGAGCCGGTGAATCTCCTGGCGATGACGGACCAGTATCCTGTGGTGGGGGAAAGCCTGACGCTGTTGGCGAATGGCGAAACAAGCCGCGTGACTGGAAGCCGGTACGGTGGTATCCAGGCATACTGGGTTGAGGATGGCCTAGCCATTACCGATAGCAATCCGAAAGTACGCCGGATTCGTATTGAGCCTCGCCCACTGCATGTCATGGTCAAAGTGGACAATAGCCTGCTCAGAAATAGCCTGGCTGTTGAGCGCCTCTTGAATCAGGCTGCTCCAGAAGAAATTGTCTTCATGGTCAATGACGCCATTATCCGTGGCACTGGCGCTGGGAAACCTCTGGGTATTCTCAATAGCGCAGGCCGTGTCGTCCAGACCAAAGTGGCTGCCCAGGCTGCGACCACGTATGTGAAGGGGAATGCCGACTCCATGTGGGCACGCTTGAATGCCCGGAATCGTCGGACGGCGATGTGGTTTATCAACCAGGACGTTGATCCCCAGTTTGAGGCGATGGTTGCCGCTGGGACGACACCGGCTATTCCCGTATTCCTCCCGTCTGACAACGGCATCCCCTCAATCGCGATGACGCCAAATCGTCTCTTGAAAGGGCGCCCGATTGTCGAATTGGAACAATGCGCGACGATGGGGACGGAAGGCGATGTGATCCTGGCTGACATGAAAGCCTATGTGACTGGCGTGCGTGGCACCCTCGAAACCGCCATGTCGATCCATCTGTACTTTGACCGTAACCAGAGTGCCTTTCGTTTTAGCTTCTACGTTGATGGACAACCATGGCCGAATGTCCCATTGACTCCGTATCAGGGGTCGAACACGTTGTCGCCATTCGTCGTCGTAGAAACTCGGTCTTAGTATCGTCCTGAACGAATGAAAGGAGAACACTCATGGTTTTGCATACGAGCTTTCTTTCCCAGAATGTGATTGAAGTGTCCAGCGTTCCTAAAGATGTCAATGGCGTCGCTACAACTGGGGATTACTATTCCCTCAAAGGCGCTTCCGGCATTGTGTTTATTATTTCGCAAGGGGCCTGGGCTGGTGGCACACCGGCTGTCACTTTGTCACAAGCGACTGACGTAGCGGCGACTGGTGCGAAGGCATTGAGCTTCACTGAGAAATGGAGCAAGGTTGCCCTTACCGGGACGCTCTGGGTCAAGTCTACCGTTGTCAGTGACACGTTCAATTTGATTGTTACCGCCAATAGCATTGCGGCAGTCGAGATTTCCGCTGCGCAGCTTGACCGCGATAATCTCTTTGATTGCGTGTCGTTGAATATCGCCTCGCCTGGAGCGAATGCCGACTTGCTACAAGTGACGGCGATTCTCTATGGTCTCCGTGACCAGGGTGACCCGGCAACGATTCTGTATAATCCAAAGGTAGACTAATGTTTTCTTCGGTCAAGCGAGTGGTTGAACCTGCGATTGAACCAGTCAGTCTGGAGGAGCTACGGCTCCATCTTCGGCTGGATACTGAGGATATTGATACCCTCTTGAGTCTGTACATTAGTGCGGCACGAGATGTTATTGAGCGGTACGTTCGCAGACAACTTCTCACCGCAAGTTTTGAATTGTGGTGTCCCTCGTTTGCCCAGAAGATCACATTGCCATACCCTCCGCTCCAGTCAGTTGATACGATTATCTACTTAGACTTGACTGGAGCGGAGACCGTGCTTAATGCGACCACATATGTGGTGAACACGATTGCCACCCCCGGCGAAATGACCCTGGCGCTCAATGCCACCATACCATCGACTCAGCTCACGTTTGGGAGCGATGCCGTGCGCATTTTCTATACGGCAGGGTATGGGGCCAAGGCGAGTGATGTTCCCGCGCCTCTTCGTGCAGCGGTACTGCTGTGTGCCGCTGATCTCTTTGAAAACCCCACGGCACAGGTTGACCAACGACTGCAAGAGAATAAAACCCTCTGTAGTCTGCTCTATAGTTATCGCCTGATTGAAGCCGCTTAGGAGGCACTATGCCCGCTCTGGTCCTTACCGCCGCCGAGGTACTGGCTACCTCAAATGCTGATTTTTACCAAGGGATTTCCGGAGTCACTATTACCGCAGGGCAAGTCTGCTTTCTTGACACGCTTGATAATCGCATAAAGCTTGCCGACGCGGATGCCTCACTCTCGAAAGCCTCTGTAAAGGGTATTGCGTTGCATGGCGCGTCCGCCGAGCAGCCGATGCGCCTCCAGACTGGTGGTTCACTGATCTTCGGCGCCTCCGCAGTGATTAACGCCCTTGATGTGGTTGTCGGTACTGCTCTTGGCTTGTCGGCAACCCCTGGGGCCATGACAGAAATGGCCGACATTACCAGTGGGCTCTATGTCACCACGATTGGCGTTGCGGCTCCAAATGATATGTTGCACTTGAACATTTTCTCTTCGGCGCAACCGCTTCCTTAATGTCGGTTCGCTTACCAGGGAAGGACGATTATGGCTGTGCTTTCAGTTACCGCATCGCAAGTCATTGCTGGGACCGATGCTGATTTTTACCAAGGGATTGCCGGGGTGGCTGTCACCGCTGGTCAGGCAGTCTATTTTGATGAAATGACCAATACACTGAAATTGGCCGACGCGAATGCTGCGCAAGACACTGCGGAAGTCAAAGGGGTGTCGCTCCACCTTGCCTCGATAGGGCAACCACTGCGCGTGATTACCAAGGGTACCCTGACGATTGGGGCGGGTGCCGCCCCAGTTTTATCGACGATCTATATTGCGTCAGCGACCGCAGGGGGCATTGAGCCAGCAGCAGACTTGGCCTCAGCAGACTACACCAGTATCATTGGGGTCGGTGGAGCAACGAATACGCTGAAAATCAATATCTTTAACTCCCATAGTCTGAAAGCCTAACCATGAATCCTGGAAAGTTGCGCTTACGATTTCAGGTCCAAGAGCAACTTGAAGTGAAGGATGAGATGGGTGGCGTTCGGGATGATTGGCATACGCTCATGACGGTCTGGGGCGATGTGACTCAGGAAAAAGGCCAAGAGGATTTTCAGGCAAAGCAAGTCAGTGCTGAGGTGAAATACCGCTTGTCCTTACGCTACATTCCTGAGTTTAATCCCAACTGGCGCTTGAGACTTGTGGGGACTTCGCGCTATTTCCATCCAACGTCTACGCCAGATAAACAAGAACGCCATCGGGAAATGGTTATCCTGGCGATTGAGACACTGGAAGGAGCCATCGGTGGCAAAGTTTAATATCGATGTCCTTGGCGATAAAGACCTTTCGGCCTTATTGAAAGAATTTCCCGACACCCTTGAGCGGAAAATTCTCGTGAAAGTCTTCAGAAAAGCTGGGAAGTTTCTCTTGGCGATCACCAGGCCGAATATCAAGGCACTCCGTGATGGGCCACATCCTGGGTTCTGGAAGAATC